GCTTTTGAGATATGCCGTCAGTAGTATGCAGGGGGGGTGTTCTGAGGGGGTAAAGAAGCGTTCTAACGGAGATGGCAACCTTTGCATGAACCATACGGTTAATGTAAGATAAATTGGCTTAGAATGGATTTTTTGAAAATGGAAAAAATGGCATGACACAGAGGAAACCACAGGCGTTGAAAAAGTTACACGGCACACTCAGGGCAGATAGGGATGTTGCCAACATTGCTGAGACTAAAGGGATGCCCACCAGGTCAGAAGGTTTGAGCCATACAGCGATCAGAGTTTGGAATGATCTGGGTCCAAAGCTGGTGGAGCTGGGTCTTTTAGGTGAAGTCGATGGAGCTGTGTTCGGTGCATTCTGCCAAGCATACGCAGACTATGTGGACATCACCAAGCATCTCAATTCTATAGGGGTGACAAATTGGTACTGGGTCGGAAAGAATGGCTATCGTCAAGTGATACCAGAAGTGGCAGAACGGAACAAAGCGTTTGCCCACATGACCAAGCTGGCGCCAAAGTTTGGCCTCGATCCGTCGGCTCGATCTGGGATAGACATTGCTGGGGTGCAACAGAGTGACAATTCGGTTGAAGCGTTTTTGTTTGAGGGAAAGAAAGTTGCTGAAGGTTGATGAGTTTGAGAAAGCATTGGTCGGCAGTTGTTACGATTTAGCTGTCGGTGAATTTCGCCTGGTATATAATTTGGAAAAATGCGTGGACATTTTGGTGGACAGAGACGGCTGTTCCAGGTCGGACGCAAAGGACTATATCCATTACAACACGACTGGCAGTTTCATTGCATCTGATCAACCGTTATTTGTCGAGCCAATGGCGATGAAAGAAATAGTAAATGAACATCGGTGAATGGAGCTGATGCATTGTCAGAATTAGAGCTGATCAAAAGTCTGATGGAAACAGACAGGGCGATTGGAAAACTCGAGCAAGCAACTTGCAAAAGAATAATCAACGCACATCAAAATTGGCCTGACAAAGGATACGTTTTCGATTCGGCAGCAGGTCAGAGAGTTATCGATTTCATCGAAAATTTCTGCAAGCATTTCAAGGGCGAGTGGGCTGGAACTCTGATGAAGTTGGAGCCGTGGCAAAAGTTGATCATCCTAGAAACTTTTGGATGGATGCGCTCAGACGGATTGAGGTTGCATCGAACTCTCTGGTTGGAACTCGCCCGGAAAAATGGAAAATCCCAATTGGCAAGTGCGCTGGCTGTCTATTTGTTAATCGCTGACGGTGAGCCTGGAGCTGAAATCTATAGCTCTGCAACCAAGCGTGATCAGGCAAGAATCGTTTTTGATTGCGCTCAACAGATGGTGAAGCAGTCGCAAGCATTGCAAAAATATGTGAAGGTGCAAAGGGCAAATCTTTCTGTCGAGCGAACCAATTCAAAGTTTGAGCCACTGAGTTCGGAGGGGGACACGCTCGATGGGTTGTCTCCTCACGGCAACGTGGTGGACGAATTGCATAGCCACCGTGATTCAAAAGTTTGGCACACGCTGGTGACGGCCCAAGGAGCCAGGCGTCAACCGATGAACATTCTGATCACTACAGCTGGGATTTACGACCAGGAGCAAATTGGCTACCAGCTCCATGATCATGCTGTCGGAATATTGGAGGGAAACATTGAGGATGACAGTTGGTGTGTTTGGATCTCTGCCAGCGACAAAGATGATGACCCCTATTTGGAAAGCACATGGGAAAAAGCAAATCCGAACATCGGAGTTTCTATATATCCAGACTTCATTGAGCAGAGGGCAAAAACAGCATTGAGCCAACCCAGCTCGATGAACTCATTTCAGCGTTTGCATTTGAACCAATGGACCCAACAAAAAGATCGATGGTTATCAATGGATGACTGGGATAAATGCAACAAGGAAGTTGACGAGCAAACATTGATTGGCAGAGAATGTTATATCGGTCTGGATCTGAGTTCCAAACTTGACCTCACTGCACTGGCAATGGTGTTCCCACCACAGACCGACGAACTGTGGCAACTCGTTGTTCGATGTTACATTCCGAGAGACTCCATGCAGGAAAGAGAAAGAGTCGAGCGCATACCGTATTCCAAGTGGGAAAGACATGGATGGATAACACCCACTGACGGAGACGTCATCGATTACGATTTTATTTTGGCAGATATAGCGAGACTATCAGATGAATATGATGTACAGGAAGTGGCTTTCGATCCCTGGTCTGCACAGCAAACGGCAATCAAAGTTCGGGACGATATTGGCTTGCCGGTTGTGCCAATGAGGCAAGGATTCATGTCACTTAGCGAACCGACAAAAGAGTTTGAAAGATTGGTTGTCTCAGGCAAGTTGGCTCATGGATCGAACTCATGCATGTCGTGGATGGTTTCAAATTGCAGTGTGCGCCATGATCCAGCTGGGAACTTGAAACCAGAGAAAGGAAAATCGACACGCCACAAAATAGACGGTGTGGTGGCCAGCATTATGGCGATTGGCAGAGCCACACTCAGAGAGCATTCTGCATCCATTTATGAAGACGAGGGGATTACGATACTATGATGAAACCAGATTTGAGAGACGTGCATATTTATGGTGGCATGATACTGATTGCCATCGGTGTCCTGGCATACGTTGGTTGGCCAGGTGCAGTAGTTGCTGTCGGAGCCTGTGTCATGTACTTGGGCATCTATCGGATGGGGAGGCTCTAAATGGGAATATTTTCTGTACTCGAGGAAAGGGCGTCTCCAGGTCCAGCTGACGATTTCTGGTATGAACCGATCAGTCGGTACACGGAGAACGGAGAAGTCACTCCAGCTGAAGCCATTGCTCAAACACCAGTCTGGGCAGCAGTCAATCTCATTTCTGGAACTCTTGGTTCTTTGCCATTAATTACATATCGTGAATTGCCAGATGGTGGAAAAGAAAAAGAAAAAAATCTGCCTCTGTATAATATGCTCCGTTGGAATCCGAACCCATTTCAAACGGCTGTGGAGTTTGTGGAGATGGCACAGGGGCATCTCTGTCTGCGTGGAAATTTTTTTGCAAGGCTCCAGACTAACAGGCTTGGTGATTTAGTCAGCATCGTGCCGTTGCATCCTGACAAAATCAAACTGAAACTAATAGACACAGGGATGGTGGAATATCATTACCAGGAAGGTGCTGGACCTCCAAGAGTTTTCAGCCAAGAAGAAATACTGCATGTGAAGGGTTTGAGTTCTGACGGCCTCATCGGATATTCTCCGATCACTGTCGGAGCTGGAGCGATTGCACTATCAGCGTCAGCTGAAAGATATGGCTCCAGATTTTTCAGAAACTCTGCAACGCCATCAGGTATTCTGTCGCATCCAGGGAAGCTGAAACCAGAAGCCAGATCAAACATCAAACAATCATGGAGTTCAGCTCACGGCAATCAACGTCAGCACTCAGTGGCATTGCTAGAGGAAGGGTTGTCCTGGACAGCTCTCTCGGTTTCTCCAGACGAGGCTCAATTCATCGAGACCAGGAAATACCAAGCAGAGGAAATCGCCAGGCTTTTCAATGTGCCACCTCACCTGTTGATGCTTCTCGACAGATCGACGTTCTCAAACGTGACTGAGCAGAACCGATCATTCGCCACCAACTGCATCAGACCCTGGGCGATTCGCTTTGAGCAAGCCATCCGGAAAAGTATTCTGGAACGGTTTGCGCCAGATCAGGGGATCTTTTGTGAGTTTGACATGAGAGATTTGCTCAGACCAGATACAATGGCCAGGGCGCAAGCCAGTCAGATCCTATTGCAGAACGGTGTGCTGTCCATCGATGAATGGAGAGCAAGTGAAAATCTAAATCCGTTAGGTGATGAATCTGGCTCTGTGCATTGGATGCCAATGAATATAGCTCCTGTATCAGTAGCTGAAACCAATGCACCAAACGATGAAAATCGGAATCGGCTTCTGCAGGAAATGCGTTCTTTACAATTCGACATCAGAGATGACGCAACCCTGCATGAGTTACGGTCGTTGGCAAATAGGAAAAAGATTGCCGACGCCACAATGCCACTTATCAGAGAAGCGTCTGCAAGACTAATCAAAAGAGAAGTCAAAGCAGTTCGACGAATGATGAAAAAACATTTGTCAGGATTACCAGACGGCAGAGAGTTGAGAGGAACAGATTCTTTGTTTCAAGATTTAGAGGAGTTCTATCACGGAGAGTTCACCGACACGATAATCAATATGATGTTGCCTGTGATTCGCTCTTACGCTCAACAGATATACACTCAGGCAGCGCTCGAGGTTGGCTATCCATCTGACTTCACTCCAGAGCTAGAGGAGTTCGTTCAAGGGTATCTGCAAGTCATGGCCAATCATCACTCAAAGAACTCACGTCAGCAGTTGCAGAGCCTGATCAGTCAAACTGATTTTGTCGATCTGATCAATGCATTGGATGTGCGCCTGGAACAATGGCTGGCGAACAGAGCTGAGAAGGTCGCAAGAAAAGAAACAAGCGAGGGCAACGGTGCTTTTTCAAAGTTCGCATATGTGGCTGGTGGTGTGATGGGACTCAGATGGGTGACGGCAGGAAGTGAGACATGTCCTTTCTGCAAAAAACTGTCAGGCAAGGTTGTCGGCACAATGGAAAGATTTGTAGAGGCAGGTCAATCAGTGGAAAGTGAAGCTGGCAACCTGACGCCCAGAAACAATATTGGACATCCACCACTGCACAGTGGTTGTGATTGCTTTATCAGTCCATCTTTATAAAGGAAAAAAAATGAACACAGCAAGTTATGAACGACGAGATTATGAAATTGAAAAGATCGAATTGCGTGACACTGATAAAGGTCAGGTTATCAGTGGGATAGCACTGCCATTCAACAGGTCATCTGGAGACCTGGGTGGATTTGTGGAGACCATTCATCCTGACGCAGTCAATCGCACACTGGAGAACAGCGACGTGGTAATGCTATGGCAACACGACAGCACTGATCCGATCACTCGAGAGTCTACCGGCTTGAGGTTAGAGATCAGAGAACAGGGTGTTTACTTTGAAGCCAATGCCTCTGATTTCACTGAGCGCCAGCGTGATCTGTTACAGCGTGGAGTGGTCAAGCAAATGTCATTTGGATTTTTGACAGTCAAAGATGAATGGCAACAGGAATCGGAACCAGTAGTTCGCACGTTGTTGGACATCGACCTCAGAGAGATTTCACCAGTGACGTGGCCAGCGTACAATCAAACCAGCGTCGCTGTGAGGTCTGCAGAAAGCGCAGGAATCACGCTGAAAAATGAAGAATCGGTACTCGCTGCCGAATTGCAAAATCAAACAAAACCCAGTTTTGATGGGGCGAAATTGAAACTGCTTACGGTGGATGCTGACCTGGATGACTAGCCCAATATCCAAAGCAACGTCCTTACCTGCGATCTCTGTCGGATTCGCTATCTCCATTCTGGTCGGAGCATGGATGGCAGGTAGTCGGTTTGAGGGAATGGCCAGAGCCGACTCACAAGCGATGGTGGAGCTAGAGGACATAAGGGATAGGCAACGCAAGTACATCGGTCAGCAAGGCTCTTTGACCCTTCAGATCGCAGACCTCATTGAACGCATCACCCAACTGGAAAAAGAGATGGCTGTATTGAAAGCCACCAAATAAAAAAACCCCAGGGGTTTGATCCCCTGGGGCAACCAGTCCTTTGGCTGGTTTTGGTTAATCGTCGGGATACTCGTAAGCGTTGGTCTCGCTTCCCTCAAGCTTAAACAGATCCGATTGGAAACCCCTGTTCCAATCAAAATATCTGGGCAGATCACATTTGCTCCAAATGGGATCATCGATTGCTTTGCGCCACTGAATGATGATGTCACGTCTCCAGGTGCTACTGTCCTGAGTGAAATGAATCGTGCTTTCTCTGCCAGACAGATTGATGAAACGCATTGCTGTCCAGGCTCGAGTGGCTCTCACTGCATCCTGGTAAATATGGTAGGGCAGAGAATCAGTCATTTGATGTTCTTTTTCATAGTCCAGATATTCAAGGAATCGATCTGAGATTTCCTTCCAGACCATCTCTCCTGCAAGTCTCGCTCTTTCAGAACCAAAGTGATCCATGATGTCTGGATGCAGGGAGGTAATCAAAGTGTCTTTGCGTCCATAGGGAGTGGGACACAGAGTGTAGAAATATTTGCAATAATAATCAATCTTTTTGTCTGGCAATGAGGACTCGATTATATCCACAGCCGTCGCATGAATCTGTCTGAATTGTGCTTTTGTTGTGCAAGGGTAATTCAACCCACAATCAATCAGAGTTTCTTTCATCGTCGAAAGCGTGGTTCTTGAATCCCAATTTTTCAACTTACCTAGCTTGCGACTTAAAGTACGGTAGTCTGGCAGTTGGTCGTATGGCTGTGGAATCTCTTTCATCTCCATCATCTTTTTCCTTCCTTTGTTGAATGATACTTCTATGGTGAGGGAGCCTTTGGGAATCGAACCCAGTACATCGACCGACTCAGGCTCTGGTGGGGCTATCTTAGAACGAGGTCATCGCCATAGAGTTGCCGACTGGTGGGTGCTTTCACATCAGTTAGCGATGGATCTTCTTCACTCATTCGATCTTTCCAAAAATCATGGACTGTTCCATCGGTGACTATCGGATGCCAACTGCCGTGGGTGATATAGCAACCCCCAGAATCATTGTCGGTCACGATCTCAACTATCTCACCTTTCCATATCGCATGCATGCCAGTCACGTCTGATGAGGTAGGGTGGCTTTGTACTTTGTCTCCCACTTTGTAATCTAATGCCATTTGTAATTCCTTTGTTAATGTGATCCTGCGTTGTGAAAGAGCCTGATGGGTTTGACCCCACCAGGCCCGACTGATTGTT